TTTCGGTCTATTTGACCAATGGAACGCTGCGATCAAGCAAATTACCGCCGGAGTGGTCAACACGCGATTGCTCGATAGCATCGCAATGGTCATGGGAGATGTTAAGGCATCGGCAGGAGAGATAAAGAAGGCGACGGAGTTCCTCGCCCGTAACAACATCACTGAGGACATTGCACAGACGATCTGGAAGGAAGTCACAAACGGCAAGGGTGGGGGAAAGGTCAATGGAATTTGGCTACCGAACACAGAGGATTGGAATGTAGCCGATCCGGCGGTAGCCTTTGCCCGTCGAGCCTATCGCGCGGCACTCGGGGGAGAGGTCGATGCAACGATCATCACGCCGGGGTTCGGAAGACCGAACTGGACTGACGCGAACACTCTCGGTCGAATGTTGGCGCAGTTCAAGTCCTTCGGACTCGTTTCAACACAGAAGACACTCATGGCGGGCTTGCAAGAACATGATGCCGCGTTCTTCAACGGAGTCATGTTGTCGCTCGGCCTCGGCATGGTGTCGTATTTCCTGTGGGCCAAATCGGTCGGCGGCAAGGCGGAAGAGGAAATGTACCAAGCCATTGAGGATGGGAATTGGGAAAAGTTCGCTGACGAGGCAATTGCCCGTTCCGGCGTCCTTGGCGTCTTCTCCGAAGTCCAGCGAGTGGCCGAGCGCATTCCCCTGCTTCGCAAGTATGCAAACCTGAGTGGTTCGCCATCGACGCGCCGGGATGGAGGGGACTTGACCGAGGCGTTACTTGGCCCCTCGTTCGATCTGTTGGAAAAGTCTGGTAATTTTATTGCTGGCGTTGATGAGCCAACGAAATCAACATTGCATCAACTGCGACTGATGCTGCCGTTCCAGAACTTGTTCTACTTTCGACGGATACTGGATGCGGTTGAAGATGCTGCGCCACTTCCTGAACGACGAAAAAAGGAGAAGTAAATGAAGACAAGTTCAAAAGGCATTGCGCTGATTAAGCGTTTTGAAGGCAACCGGCTCGAAGCGTACAAAGACCTCGTCGGGGTCTGGACCATCGGCTACGGTCACACTTCGATGGCCGGGGCGCCTAAGGTCGAGCCGGGAATGAAGATCACTCAAGCTGAAGCGGAAGACATTTTAATCCGGGACTTGGTCAAGTATGAAACGGGGGTCAGCAAGGCACTGACAAAAGTCCCGACACAAAATCAATTTGACGCGATGGTGTCGCTATGTTATAACATCGGACCAGCGGCATTTGCTAAGTCCTCCATCGTCCGACACTTCAATGCAGGGAATGTAGAGGCTGCGGCGAACTCATTCCTGCTTTGGAAGAAAGCTGGCGGGAAGGTTATTCAGGGCCTGGTCAACCGAAGGTCAGCAGAGCGGGAATTGTTTCTATCGAAGTCCGAACCGGCACCACCGCCTCTCGCTCCGATCGTGCCTGCCCCCACCGTGCCTGTCACGCTGACACTGTGGGAACGTATCAAAGCGTGGTTCAAGTGAAAGGAAACCTGATGAACACAAATGCAATTCACAATATTCTGAACTTCATCGGCTTCATCGTCGCCGCACTCATCACCTACGACTGGACGCAGCTTGGCCTGACCGCCGAGTCCGCTGCTGCCGTGGCCGGATGGGTTCTGCTCGGTGACAAGGTCATCAAGATCGGGATGAATATTTTCCGCGACGGACTTGGTGGACTGTTTAAGGTCCAACCGCCGGTGCAGTGACATGACAGTGACGCTGGCATTACTCTTTGTGTTGCTGGCGGTCGGCGTCGGCGGGGGACTTGGTGCATACAAAGCATTCCAAGACCCCCGCTTTTACGCGCTACTTATCAACTTGATTTGGGAACGTCTTGCGCCCGAACTTCTCAAGATGATTGCTAAGGACTTCACGCCTGAACACGCGGCAAAGGTCGCGGAAGCCGTGCGTACAGGGCAACCGATCGAGTCCCGGCACGGGCCGCGACACAAAGGCGAACGCTAAAGCCTGAGACAGGCTAAGGCCTCGTCAAGTGCCATATCCAGATCGTAATGATAGATTGAGTATGATCCGATTGGCGTATCAGGGTAGAACTGTAAATCAATAATATAGTCTAATTCAATCATCTTTGCACGAATATTTGCTGCAATTTCTAATGGACTTTCTGATTGCCTAGCCTGTATGTCTTCCAGATAATCTTCTACTTTTTGATAGTAGTCTCGATGTTCATTGACATGTAAAAACACACCGCACTTGCAACGTGACATTAATTTTTTCAACTTGTCCATTTCAATTATCCTTCTTCGCTCTTGGCCTGTACCCGTCGAACGTTTTTTCAAGCAGCCGTGATTTGACCATCAACTGCAAGATGCGCTCGACGGAGTGGGAAGCGACTTTGTTCTGCAAGTACTCGATCAGGGCCGCTTCCGACAACGCTTCGCCCTTCTTCATGTACATTTTGTAGGCCCAATAATATGTATCTTCGATGGCCTTTGCATCGCCTCCGATGGACATGGACTTGAAGATGTCAGGCATGAAGCTTTCAGCCTCGAACAGCCAGCCGAGGGCACGGTGGTAATCATCGAGAGTAATGATCATGTCATTGGATCGTGAAACGGAAGCAATCATACACAACTTGAGGATATGTGCGGATCGCCTGGTTCCATAATGTTGCAACTTTGGGTGGTCGGGCTTGGGTGGGCCACCGGCCTGGTGCCAAGCGTCAATTGCTTTCGCGGCCTCAAGCTGAAATGTAAACCTACCCATCAGCGATCCGATTGACTTCAAGTCTTCGATGAGGTTCTTCTTCGTCAACTCCGGTGCGTCAATGATGTCGAAGAGGGAACGGATGGTCATTTCGCCTGAATGAATTAGAATGGTGCGCGAGAGGAAACCGTGGTCCCACGCCTGCTCCGGCATCGTATCGTGCAGGTACGCGACGGTGGTGGCGCAGAACAAATTCAACTGCGGATTGTCCATTGTGTTGTTGATGTCCTTGGACCGTTTCTTTTCCCGATACTGCTTACCGTCGTAAAGATCCGTCAAGGTCGCCATAAACTCAGTATCGTACATTGGAAGAAATACTCCCATCTCGTTCTGGATCACCGCCAAGGAATGAAAGGTCTTGACTGGTGACGATGACTTGGGGTCGATGACCTTTCGTTCGGCCTCCATCAGAGCGTCGATCAACGAAGCGCGACTGACCGAGGACGGTGCGATGAAGTGCGACGAAAGGTTAGAAATAAAATCATGTACTGTTGAAGTAATGATTGTCTTTCCAACTCCGGGCGGCGCGATGACCATGATGTAGAGGTTGGGATAAAGTTCCCCGATATTAGTCCGAAGCCAGACCTTCCGCTCAAGTGCCATCGCAATGGTAGCGATTGCGCCCCACTTCTTGAAGACCTCAGGCGAAGGAAAACCCGAAGTGTACTCAACAAACGTATCTACCCAATCAGCGACGTGACGAGGCTTTACAGCAGCAGGCTGCTCAATGAGCGACGCGAGCCCCTTTGACGTTTGCGCTGGTCGCTTCCCTTCCATTTCATCAATCCATCTTCGTTGCCGGTGAGGTTGCCCTGCTTATCGTGTTCTGTGTCGCCCCAATTCCAACCGACCTTGGCGTCGACGGGGACAACATACTCGCGACCTCGTGCGAGGGTCAAAGGCACGCGAAGCTTCTCCATCGCCAAGGGGATGATGGACTCTTCTTGGTCCTCGGGGTACTGGAAGAGGATGGAGTCGTGGACCTGGACGAGAAGTTCGACCTTCTGAGTGCGGAACAAGTTCAACATGCCGGTGTTGATTTGGTCCCCTGTCATGGACTGCGGCGCATAGGCAATGGCTGCGCGGAGCGTCGCGTCATCGTTGTGCCTGCCCCAGAAGAAACGCCTGCGTCCCATTAAGGTCGTGATCTGGCCGTCGTACTTGAGCATATGCTTGACGCGTTCATGCCAGGACTTTATGCAAGGATAACCTGCAAAATATCGTTTCTGAAAATCCTCGATCAGGCGCACGGCAGTCTTGGTGTGCATAGCCATCGTACGCGGGGTGCCGTAGTAATTCGTACCGTGACCTAACTTTTTCGCAAGCTGTCTGTAAGAGTCTTGTCGATAAGCGAGTTGGTCAGCAATTGCGCGATCTCCCTTAGGAGTGCCGGGCCAGGGAAGCTCGGTCCATGCAAGTTTACATGTTGTAGTGTGCAAGTCACCTGACTCACATGCATCGAGGAAGCATCCGGCGTAATCTGCCCCTTGATCCTCAATGAAATAATTCCAACAAAGGGCACCGACATTTCTTGCATCCGCTTGCTCCAAATCGAGGTTGCCGAACTTCATGCCGGGGTCAGCGATGAAGACTGAACGTAATTCACGGTCGATGTTTTGCAGGTTCCGGCCGGTGCCCATATCGGACATGGCGGACGCGAGGCGCCCGGTGTTGGTCCCTGCAATGTTGAACGAAGTCCGCATTCGCCCGTCAGGATCAATACCTGTCTCGAGAAGTTGTCGCTTCTTGTCGAGATCACGGATCAACAGGAGGCGCTCACAGATGGGCTCGGCTACCATGTAGTTGGATAATTTTTCCAATGCTTCACGATCGACGGTTGGCGCATAGGCACCTTGGGCGTTACGTTTCTTAATGGGATTGAGGCCGAGGACTTCGTAGAACAGATGCTTTAACTGCGCGGGAGAGGCCCAATTGACTGACATACCGATGCCTTCCTCAGCGAAGGCGTTGAGCTGTTCGGTCAGGAACTTGATGTCGGACTTGTACTGTGTCAGGACTTCGTCCCGCCGCTCCCGATCGACGCGAAGTCCTCGCATGTTCATTTCCAAGATTGGGCCTTGGAGGGATTTGGAAAATTCGTAGGTTGGACGAGCCACGTCATCAAGCTGCGCGAGCAAGTTGTGCACGATTTCGAGAGTCACACATACGTCAAGTCCGTTATAGACCCAATCGTTTTCGTCCTGGGTCAAGGTCGTCGTTGGTGCCAAAGTATGAGTTTCAATTATTCGCACAGTGTGCCTCAAGGTGATCAATCGGGATTTGGAGGGCCTCGGCCATTGAAATTTCCCACTGAACTCCGCGCGAAGTGTCCCAACCCGGGAGACGTAAGACAACCAAGCGCGAGGACATACGGAGAAAAGTAGCGTTCAACCCCTGCCAAAAACCAGCATCACGTGGAAAGTCGGCCTTGACCGCCATCTCGTGACAGTAAACGATGGGAGAAAAGACGACGATGTTCTGCTTGAGCATGTGAATAGTCAGACGCTCAACTGCGTTGAAACGATCCTGCATGATGGCAGGATTTTCATGGGTGTAGGGGGACGCGACATATATCACTGTATTATCTCCGTCTATTTTGAGCTTGCTCTTTACGTGTTGCCCATTTGCAATTTCCGGGTTCATAGTTCCCGTTGTTGTCAATGCGCTCAATGGTTAGCCCCGGAGGACAATCTCCCATATCACGATAAAAGTTTTCAAACTCACGCCACTCGTGGCACACAGTAATGCCGCGCCCACCGTAATTGTGATAACCTATTTGAGTAGGATTAAAACAACGGTTAATCATGTGATGCCAGGAACTGTATGTTAAAGTCATCTTACCACGCCGGGCATGACCGTGTTTAGTTCTGACTTCTTGTTTGTAACATCCGCAACTAACAGATTTACCTGATTGTAAATTTGCTCTAGGTATAATCCGCAATGATCCACAGGTACACTCACAATTATATTGCAAATGTCCTATGGGTGTTTTGTATTTGCTTAGGCTAAGGACTTTCCATCGTCCGAAGATTTGGCCAGATAAATCTTTGAATGTCCCCACGACGTTAATCCTCCTTTTTAGTGGTCCCGACCTTTTGTCTGCCCATGAACTTCCACGCCGCCTCGTCGGAATAGACGGAACCCAAGAACGCGAGGCCCTTTTCCATTTCCGGTTGCAGGGCATGGTGGAGGAGCATGGTGTCCTCGCCACGCTCTGCTGCCAAGCATGGTATGCCGTAGTTGCGCCAAAGGTGGTGCATGTCGTACAGACCATTCTGAAACACTGCCTTCTTTGGAAGCGCACACATGCGCTTGACCCAACGCCAAGCGGCGATCTCCTCGGCGGCGGTCTTCCAGTACAAAGCGCGGTTGGCTTTGATGAAGGGGATGACCAAACCGATGTGTGGAGTCGGGGCGAAGCCGACGCAAGTTATGAGCCGCCCCGAGGTTTCAATGTCGATGGACAGAAATTCCGACGGTAGAATATGTTCTTGCTCGAAACGAGCAAGATCGAGAAGGTCCGGTTCAATCCATACCTGACGAACAGGTCGGCGTACATCGGGGTACTCCATTTCCCGTCGCAGCTTTGAGAGGTCAGCGAGGAATATGGGGCGGAGTTTCCACTCTTTGAAGATGGCGGAGGGGTGGTAGGTTGGGATGACCTTGCGGCCACCGATGGCGGGAAGGCCAGGCAAAGCAGTACCACGCATATTCTTGAGACCGGAGTTACCAGTTGTGGCCCACAGGGCGGTGGCGCCGAGGGCGAGAATGCAGGTCGGGTTGACATCATTGATCTCCTTATGAAGTCGGGCCAGGTCAGAAGCGTAACGCCGAGGTAAGTACTTGCCAGACATGAGCGCGGTCGTGCCTGGGATGGCGTCGACCTTTGGACCTAACTTGAATTTGATGTCCCCTACGTAGTCAGAGAATAACGTCGTAAGCCTCGCCTCGGCGATGCTGATACCAAACTGTGCGAGGGAATTTTTAAGAAGATAACCAGGGGCACCGGTAAAGATTTGTCCTCTGTCGATGTCATCTTTGGACGGAGCGTCCCCGATTATCATTAGCATGTCGGCCTCGATATGTATGCGGGCATGATGCCCCGATATGGCTACAAACCTACGTCAAGTGCGTTCGTCGCAGCGGTTAAGCGACTGATAACCGTGCGGAGGAACTCTTCGTGATCAGCGAGCTTGCCATAGAGAGACTGAACATCAGCGGTCCCTAGCGAACTGTTAGTGGGAGTTGGTATGGGATGCTGGCCGGTAATCTTGGCAACGACATTTTCAAGTGCCGATACACATTCCGCTGCTAACATTTCTTGTTCGTGCATACGATCAATAATTGATATCGGCTTCGGCGTGTTCTTTGTTCCGAGTTCCATTTTCATCTCCTTACCGTTGTCCGTTCGCAATCCTGGCGTAGCCTGCGATGTCATCCCAATGATCCTGGAACGAAGCATCGCCCGCGACGATCCTGCCGATTTTGTGGAGGATCATGTCGATGGACTCGCGCTGTGTCGAGGACAAAGGCGGCTGGCCACGATCATAACGGGCAGCGACTTCGAGGTCAATTGTCAACTTCAAGTGCTGTGTGCAGCGGGCGTGATCGGTGAAGTCTCCGTGCGACACTTGGCGTGAGGCGACGAGGTCGGCGGTTTCCTTAGAGGTCGTCATTGTAGTATGCTCCTTTTGCTGCGGTGTAAAACTCTTCGATCTTTTCGAGACCAAGTACGCTTGCCGCTCCGCGGTTCTGTGCTGCGCGGACTGCGTTTCCAGAGCCACAGGTTGGATCAAGCATTGTAGTATTTTCATCAACGAACATCTCCATGAACTTGGTCAGCATGTTGATGGGCTTCTCGGACATATGAATGCGCTTTGAAGTCGGACCGGAGAAGACGTTCGATACGGATCTCACGATCGGGCGATCGCCGCGCGAGGCGATAAGGCAAGTCTCGTAAATCCTACGCGGACCACGTGTCGGATCAGGAAGGATACCAATGTTATCTGACTTGTGCCAGATGAGAGGAAAGCGCTGAACGTCCCACCCCATTTCTGATAGGCGTCCTATGGTTTCTTGGTAGAAGTCCATGGAAAACCAGAACATGAGGTGAGCTGACTCAGCAACCACATTCGCCATAGCGCGGGAGAGTGTCTCAAGTAAGTTCCAATAAACGTCGGGCGCATCGTCGTAACCTCCGTATGCTGCGGCTGCGCCCAGGATATTAGATTGGGCGTTGATGCCGTAGGGGAAGTCGCAGTGGATAAAGTTGAACTTGGGGCCGGAGTAAGCGGGTGCCCACTCGGTGAAGTCGGCCAGAAGAAGAGGTGCGCGTTTGACTTCGGCGGGTGGCGGGAGACTCGGATCGACAACTCGCGCCACCGTTTCAAGGACAGACGCCTGCTTTCGTGCTGCGCTCCGAGTGGTGATGCCGATGGCAGTGGATAAAGCCGGGGCGGATTTGACTCGGTCATTCCCATCGTTGATCTCCTTAGCCACGGCCCGGTACTTGCCGATGAGGGAACGATCAATGCCGATCGCAGCGGCAGTTTTGTTCATATCCCAGGCGGGATCAACGGACTCGCGAAGGCGGTGGTAGGCATCGACGGCGAGGCACTGTTCCTGCCACGTCAAGTCCTCGCGTCGGACGTTCTCTTCGAGTTCGAGAAGTTGAAGCTGTGCTTCGTCGAGTTCATCAGTGAACTGTACGTTGATATGTGTCCAGCCGATGGCTTTTGCGGCGGTCCACCGTCGCTCGCCCGCCTTAAGTTCGTTCTCTCGCGTGACGATGATCGGATGCAACTGGCCGATGGCTTGGAGGGAGAAGCCGAGTTCTTGGATACCGCGGAGTTCGCGGCGCTGACGCTTCTCGCGGTTGACCCAGATGGCGTCGATGGGGAGGGAGGTGAAATGTCCGCTGGTCATCTTTGTTCTTTCGCATGGAGATTGTAATAAGACGCTCCCCCAACATCGTGTCGGGGGAGCCCCCGGTTAACGCATTACTCTGCCGGGGCGGTCTTGCCGACCTCGGCGTACTGGACCTCGGGATCGTTCTTGTCGGGGCGCCAGCGGACGAAGACGTTGCAGGTATGGCCGACAGAAGCGTCGAGCAGCTGCTTCAACACCGTGTTGTCATCACCTTCGATCTGGAGATGATCGAGGAGAAACCGCTTCAAGTTGAAGAGGGTGCGATTGAACGCTGCCTCGTCTTCCTTGTTGAACATGAAGCGATGGCGAAGCACGGCCTGTGGGCCGAGGCCACCGTAGGCTGCGAGATCGGACTGGTCAACGTCCTCTCCGGCGGCCTGGAGGAGGAGCTGAAAGTCCAACACATCCCACTTATTGTCTCCAACGGAGTCCATCGTTGGAAGAGTCTTTACCCTAGCCATGTAGGTGCCAACGGGGATCAGCGGAGGCCGTTCGATTTCGCCTGAGCGGGTGTTGAGTGCGTCTGCAAAGTTCATTGACATTTACATTGTTCCTATGTTAAGTTGACGGGGTTTCTCAGAATGGAAAGTTACGTAGCTTCTGGCCCATTCTGAATTTACCAGAAGACAGTCAATCAGCCTTTCAGCTGAGTGAACAACGTGGCCAGCCCCGTTCCCAAGGGAAGTTCTTTGTCAACTTTGAAGGGAGCCGGGTTCTTCAAATCTATCATTGAGGTCGGAGCCGTGACGATGGTCCGCTTCGCTTCTGTGCCGACGACCTTGGACCTGGCCAGAACCATCGTGTTGAAGTAGGTTGGAATGGTAGGGCCGAGGGCCTTGCCGATGGTGTTGGCGTAACCTCGGAACGTGCCATCGTTCTGCTCGATGAACTGGACGTGGCCGATCACCACTACGTTGGTCTTGAAAGGCTCCGAAGTCAAGAGAGCAAGAACCTGTTCGACCGCCTGTTGCGCAGCGGAGTACCACTGACGAGGATCTTTAGCGCCTGGGTTCATACCCTTCGCCCACTCCATCGCGCCTTTCGCCAGACCTGTAAGGGAGTCCATTACGAAGACAGTCTGCGGTCCCCACTCAGCCGGGATCGTGTCATCGGACCACTTGGACATCAGCTTCAAGCTGTCAACAAATGCCTTTGGTGCGCCGGAGACTGTCGGTCCCATCGGTGATGCCTTGTACAGGTCGCGACGAGTTTCGTAATCGACTTGCCCGATCCGTTCAGGGCATTCCTGTTCAATGTAGGACTTGAGGACATCAAGTCCGTTGTCGAGATCGAGGATACGGAGGTTGTATCCGGCCTTGACGAGGGATACGAGGGAGCCGGTCTTGCCTGTCCCGGTGTCACCGAGATAGAGAATTTTAGTGATTGAGCCGGAGTGATGGTCGGATAGTTTTGCCACGATGAGTCTCCTTAACGAGGGATGAGCGGATCCCAAACCCAACCAGGTTTGAAATCAGCTTTCAGAAACAAGTTTCGAACTTCGGGGGACTTAGAGCAGACATGTCGAAACTCACAACCACCATAGTTCCCACACGAGGCCGGGTTCATGGGAAACCGAGCTTCGCGGACTGCATTGTTGATGCGATGAAGCCAGTCCAAGGTGTCGTCGTACCACTCATCGAGTTGGGCCTCGGTACGGAATGAAAAACCGCGCTCGAAGCGGGTGAAACCGACCGCGATCTGCGCACCGTCGATCACGACGCCCTTGACAGGTATGTCGAAGATGGCCTTTCCCGCGAACGTGTAGAGGCTCATCTGCGTGTCGGGTGAGAACTGGTCGAAGAACCTGGGCGTGATGGTGGAACCAGTGGTGTTGTGAGTTACGATGTAGTTCTCGGTGACGTAGAGTTGACGAGGGGCGGACACTTTGAGACAGGCGGCTTCCTCGGTATAGGGAAGTTTGACAACTCGCTTGATGTAGCGAGAGCCAACACCATTGCCCCACTCCGGCATACGAAGGTGCGCGCGGAAAGCGTTCCCGCTGCGAGAGTGGTAGCGAGCCATACCTCCCAGTGAACGGACAAGCTGGCAAATGTCCTTTACAAGCTGTTCGCTGGTGGAGTCGTAAAGCCAGTTGGTTCCGAGGTTGTGGCCGTCCGTTTCGAGAAGGCCACGGAGTAAGGCACGGCGTTGTGACTCATCGGCAACAAGGTAGCTTTCTGGGATGAACTTTCCGCCTGAAAGCTTCCCAAACAAGCCGAGTTGTTGCAGCGCACGTTTAGTTTCGCCTCCGGAAATTATCCAAGTGTAGTTGGCTGAGGCAGATTTTTTGATCTTATCGCCTGCCGGAAGAACGGCGGCAAGCATAGCTGCTTCATGTCCGTCAGCGTCTGAAAACTGGATGCTGCTACCAGCTAGATAGCCGTCACCAAGGAGCAAGCCGAGGGCAAGTGGGGAAAGTGGAAGATCTGCCGTTGGGTGCTGGATCGGAGCGACCAGAGGAACCCGAAACTTTTTGTGCTTTGGGGCGGTTGCCATATCCTGCATTGACAAGACTGAATACTTTCCAAACTGATCGTAAACCCCCCACAAGTGGTCCCAAGCGCAGCGAGTGCTGGTGCCATCAACAAAGTGGACCTCGAAGATTTCGACTTCTCCTTTCGGAATAATGTCGGTGACGCTGTGCCAGCCACCATCAACTCCGACAACGAGGGCGCCAACGGCGAGGGAACCGAGTTGGCGCCAACCCCCAGGTGTGAGAATGTTTTCCGAAAGCGGCTGGGCTTTCTGATCCATCACATATACGTCACCACTGATTTCACACAAACGGTCAATGTGCCCGCAGAGGATGAACCCATCATCGACTTCGAGTTTGAATGAGTACTCAACGGCTGCTGTGCCGTCTGCGAGAATGACCGTCTTTGTGTGCTCGTCCTCGAACGTATCGACGTACCAGATAATTGAGCGGATCAAGGTATCGCGAGTCTTGGCGTTGTCCATGGAGTCCCAGGGCTTACCAATCGGAACGCCATCGCGAGAGCCGACGATTTCCCATGTCGCCTTGAGGGTCTCCCAAACGACTTCGATCAGGGCGTCCTCGCGGGAGAGGCCCAAGGCGACGTGTTTGTGGAAATGTTCGAGCGCGGTAGCGTAATGCCCGCCGAACAGGAGGTGCACGGACTTGCGATGCGGTTCCCATCCCTCGATATGTTTGTACTGAAAATAACGAAAGCACTTCTGCGCATTCTTGATCATGGTTGAGTCAAAGGCGAAGAAGGTTCCGTCTTCGTTTCGGTTGCTGGTCATGCTGTCTCCTCGATTAGTTGCCGTAGCAATCTGACTTGGACTTGAAGGGTATGTTGATGATGCCAGTAGTCCTTCGCGGGATTTACGTGGTCGCGCTTACACTCTGCGAGGAGCATCGTGACGCGGGTGGTCTCTGCTTCAAGTTCGGCCTCCTTCCGCGCGAGGACATTACGGAGTGTGTCAGAGATCAAGGTCATTGGATGCAATGGCCTTTGCCGTCTCGGCGGCCTTGCCCGTTGGGGCCTTGATACTTCCTGAGGTCTTCGAGCCAAGGTTGTATTGACTGTGACGTTCACGATAGAACTTGACGATTTCGGCAATGTCCTGCTTGGAACATTTGAACGGATCGAGTTGCATGAGGGCGATGATGTCAGACATTAACGTGTCCTTTGATTTGAGTTGTGTCAATGGGGGGCTCAACGCGGTTCAGGTACGTACGGATGATCTCACGAATTATGGAAGCGGCGCCGGTTTCTGGATGAAGGGACTGAAGCCGGGCGTAATCGCCTTCATAGAGCATGATGGTATGCTTGTGCAGATCTACGTTACGCTTCGCCATTTGACTTAACCTTTTTTACAATCCACAAATCGTGGTCTGGGTTATCGGGAGAAAGGACGAACGATAGGGTGAGAAACTCTGCATCTTCTTTTCGGAGCGGATAGAGTTTCGCACGGAGTCGTTCCGCAGAGGTGGATCGAACCACGATACCGTGCGAAGAGGCGAGCGCGTCGTAGAGAAACTCACGCAAGGTTGTTCTCACCCAATGCAGGAGGGTCAATTGCAGCGATGTAGAGGATGATCGACTTCATCATGTTTGCGTCAACCCTACAAGTAAACTCTGTTCCGGCGTCCATCTCAGGCGCTAGATCGGCAGCGACTTCTTTCGCCACGTAGCCAATGTGGATTTGAGTCTCGGGGTCGAGCACGGCGATGGCGTTCTCATCGAAGGCATTCGTTGGTTCACGCTGAAGGACAAGTTCCTGCCCCTCGATGAGGTTTCGGGCAATGGCCTGGGCTTCGATGCCGCGGAATGAAGTACCACGAAGATAGGCAGTGTAATCAGACATGTCAGGTCTCCTTTTGTTTGAGGTTACTGTAGGGCAGTGACGTTTAATAGACTGAAGCCGTTGCAGACGGTGATGAAGAACAGGAAGTCATCGCCGTTCGTTGTTGTCAATGCATCACCAGAGACTTTGGTAAAGCCGCTCGTGGTAATGATACCTGCGCCGAAACTGTTTGTGTACTGGATGATGAGGGAAACACTGTCGCCGGGCGAGGCGCTAGGCGGGGCCAACGTGTGTGCGCCTCCGTTGATTGCGTACTGGAAGACTCCGTCATCTGGTGAAGGGGTGTAAGTGCCGCTTGACTTGATCCCGGCATTGTATGCGGTCTTAGTCGGAGCCAATGCTGTAACGAGATCGGTAATGTCTGACTGTGAATGTGTGTGCGCTGGTACAGAGTTCGCATTAACTATCCGCATGATCCGGGCTTTGATCTCTTTGCTTGTTTTCGCGTCAATCATTGCGGTTCCTTTGTTGAGGGTTCCCCCGCGAGCAGGGCGGGGAGGCAACTCACTCGCGGGGGCCTTTGACCGGACGGGGTTCACGGTCAAACTGAAAAGAACGCCCCACGGAGAGGAGACTAAGCAACTCCGTGGGGCGGCTCGTTAGGCCAGGTCCAGCCCGCTGGAGTCGACCTCGAGCACTTTCTTCTTCTGCGCCACACGCTGCTTGGCGAGCTTGAGCGTGTCGTCCTGGGTGGACAGGCGGTCGAGGTTCGCCTCGTACTTGGCCGCGTTGGCTTCGTCTTCGAGGTACTTCTTGACCGTGCAGCCGTACTTTTCCTGGATACGGACCTTGAGAACTTCCTTGGCGATCTTCTGCGCCTCGGCCTCGATCGGGTCGATCGGCGTACGGGCAGTCGTCATGGAGAACTGGTAGTCGGCGTCGTACTTGGCGAGGGCATCACGAACGGCCTGGAGAGAGGCTTCATCACCGGCCTCAAGCGCCTTCTTGACATCGACACGGAAGTTGTTACCGATGTTCTCGGCGCGCGTCTGGTTGAGGACTTTGGCCTCGGGCTCGGTCAGGACATGACCAGCCGCGTAAGGAGCGGTAACATCGAATGCGACGCCTGCGATGGAGATAGATTTGGTGGACATTGGCTTTCCTTTGATAATGGGGACGCGGTCCCGGTTTGAACGTCAACATGGGCATATTAACAAATCTCGCCCGACATTGCAATGGTTATTTTCGAGGAGCCGGGATATGTATGCGGGCACAATTCCCGCGTACATATCAAGACTGGTCTTCGACGGCCTCCTTGACGATGGTGCGAATGATCTCTTCGAGCTTTTCAGAGGTAGACAGCGTGACTTCGTATGAAGCAGATAAATTAAGGTGGAGTTGCATTTCATTGCAACAAGCCCGACACCAGTCGGCTGAGTTAGCGGGCTGCGGGATAGGTGATCGAACGGAATACTGTGTGATAGTGCTGATAATGAAGCCGACTTGGAACTTGTCAGCGGCAGGCATTTCTTTCCTGCAGCGATCACAGATATAAGTGGTGATGGTAGTCATTGTGGTTCTCCTTCGTTGTCATCATGAAAAGTCTCGGACTCGACGTAGTACAATGCCCGCTTGGCACGGGTCTGGCAGACGTAGAGGAGGTTCGGTTCCTGTTTTCCTTCGTCAACGCGGATCAGATGCTGGTCGAGGATGAAGACGGTGTCGAACTCTAAGCCTTTTGCTTTGTGCCCGGTCAGCAATTGAATGGGGCCTTGGGATGCGAAGAGGTGTTCGGCATAGGCGAGGGCATCCGAGAGAGTGTCACCCTGATCTGCGAAGATGCGGAGGCAGGCGGCTTGGTCCTCGACCTTCGCGGGGTTACGGGTTTTCTTCTTCTTCTCCTCAGCCCACTCGGAGATGGCGACCATGACCTGCGCCCGCTCCATCGTGCCTTTGCCGAATTTCTTCATCACTTTGAGCAAGTACTTGCCGATGTCGTTGCCGATGATCTGAGGGTAACGGCCGTTCTTGAGAAGCTTGATGGCCATCGAGAACAAAGGTGCGTTGTTCCGGCAGATGATCGCGGCGGTTTGTGGGACGGTCGAGGCATTCCACTCAGTGAAGTGTTTGACTTCTCCCTCGATGGCCCACTCTGGCCAACGCATGTGCGGAGCCCGCCACTGCGCGGCCTTCACTACGGAGATGGGGCAGCGGAAGGAGATCGACAGGGTCAGTGGAGTCATGTTGAACTGGTGCTGGAGCAGATCCATCGAGTTCTCATGCGCGCCACGAAAACCATAGATGGCTTGATTACTGTCGCCAACGGCTATGAGCCTTCGCTTGACCATCTTCCGCAAGGTCGCGTGGTTGAGGGCGGACAGGTCCTGGGCCTCGTCGATCAGTACGAGGGGATAGGAGGGGAACATAGCCGGGAACAGGGTCGGGAGGAGGATTTGATCGGAGAAGTCGATCTTCCCGTCGAGGCCCTGCTCGATCGAAGCGGTCACGACCTCGATGATGAGGCGTTCCTGTAACGCCGAGGCCTCGTCCTCGAGGTGATCGAAGAAATCCTGGTTGGACATGAGACGCTTCGCCTGCTTGAACTTGTTGTCTGGAATGTGGCCGCAAGACTTGGACATCTCGATTAGCTTGAGAGTGTCGGAGAACTCCTCGTAGGCGATTTCCTGTTCACGCTTGGTCAAGCGCTGGACGAACATTGAGAGGAGATCGTAGTTCTTTTTGGTGTCCAAGATGAGTCGCTTGCCAATGGCCTCGGCCCAGGTGCGGTGGCCCAGGCTGTTAAGGGTCATGGCTGTGCAATTGGCGGGCAATCGGTCAGTCATCTCTGTTGCGATCTTTTTGTTAAAAGCTAGACAAAGCATGGACACGTTCGGAAGTGCTTCGGCGATCATGACCAAGGTCGAGGTCTTGGCGGCACCGGCAAGGGCGGAGATGATGAGGTTCGACGTGGTCGAGCGCGCGGTGTCGATGATGAGCTGTTGTTCGGCAGTGGGGGTGAAGGTCACTTGGTCTCTCCCTGTATGCTGTTTTTGCAGACGTACCAGATACCGGCCTTGATTATATCTTGATTTGTGATGTTGCGGCCATCGAAGCCGGGTTGCCCGGTCACGGCGGGCGGCTCCTGATTGAGCGCCACGTAATCGGCGGCGCGCATGTAGCCAGCATCGGCGGTGGCACGGAGCAGGTCGCGGACTGCCGCGTCGGTCTCGGTCATGGCCGGTTCGGCTGGCGCCGCGGGCTGGCGCTTGATCATGTCGTAGCCGAGAGCATCGGCTGTGAGGGTCAGGTGCTCGATGGCAAATGCACGATAGGAGTGCATGGTAAATTCATCGCTGATCCGCTCAGCGACAGACAGGCAGTCTGCTGCCTCTCTTGCGTGGAAACTTGCGGTCGAGTACTTACTCATCATGCCTTCTCCCTTGTCTTGATTTCAGCGATGATCTTTTCCACCAGTGCCAGACAATCCGGCTTGTCACCTGGCCCTCCCGGTCCCCAGTGGGCGAGGGCTTCCTCAAGTGTGAAGTTCCTGCACCCGGCGAAAATTCTGTACTTGCCGCGCTGCTGGAGCCCGAAAAAGTGATACCCACGGCTATCCTTGCCACCATGGATCACGTCGGTTAGGGATGTACATCCGCTGGCGTGGATGTATTTCGCATCTGGTGCATTGAGTTTCGTTAGCGACACGCAGCCTCCGGCGATGACTTCTCTCGCATCTGAAGCATTGACTTCTGTCAGCGACACGCAACCAGTGGCGTTGATGTACTCCGCTTTCGGAGCATTGATTTCCGTCAGCGCCGCACAACCGCTGGCGTTGATGTACTCCGCTTTCGGTGCGTGAAGTTCCGTCAGCGCTATGCAGCCGCTGACGTCGATGTACTCCACATTTGGAGCATGGATTTCCGTCAGCGACGTACAGCCGCTGGCGTTGATGCGCTTGACGCCTGCCTTCGGCATGGCATCGAACGCGGCCACCGTCATGCAGACGCCATCTATAAGTATGTATTCGTTGTGCTTGCTCATCACCGATCCTCCCCTGTGAGATAAGCTAGTGCCACGCGCAGGATGGTATTCATTTCTTAATCCTTTCATAAAGTTGATCTAATTGCTCCACAAATTCATCCGGCACTGCATAACCGTAGTTTCGGATGGAGTCGATTTTTGGCAGTTTTGATTTGGCCCGCTTCTCATTGACCTTTGACACCGTTGCTCGTGCGACGAGCAACTCGTTGCCGTCTGGGTTTTCGTAGAACTCATCAGCGACTTCGTCGATAGAACAAGCTTTGTTCTTCCACAGTAGGCGGACAACGCGCCACTCGTTTACAGACAACCCCAAAGTGTACGCCATGAGGGCGTCAATGCGGTCGAAGTCACTGCTCATGTTTTTTCATCCTTCCCATTGCATCGGCAACGTAAACATGGTCACTGTCGTCGATTTCTTCCCACCTTACTGTCGGACATGAGGTAGCGTGGTTAGCCTCAAGTCGAATGAAATACGAACCAAATGCCGCGTAAATATGGCCTGACCTTTCCGCCATCTTTACTTGCATATATGTTCCGTTGTTGCAGCGTAAAAGGACCTGTGCATCCGGAATGATTGTGAAGAGTTTGCTCATGCCCAGGCCCTCGCACGAAGGATGACATATCGGTCGAGGGTGGTAGTGTTGTCGTGATGGACAGTGAAGAAATATTGTTGCGCAGTCATCATATGTCAAGGTCCTCTATGTTGATGTTAAGACGATCAGGTTTGGATGATGCCCGGCCCTCAAACGGAGGCCGGTGTTCGACAGAACGGAGTAACGAAGTAAGTTCGCTCGTTGCTTCGATGATCCTGACGAGGTTGTAATAAGTGTCAAGCACTGCGATGCGGCCTGTCGGAAGTTGTTGGAGCATGACCTTGTTTCGCGTGTACTTGCGAGAGAGGCATTCCTGTTCCTCAGAGGTCATCAACGTCGAGGCCCAGGGACTTGGACAAAGCGAAGGCCGCGGTCTCAAGCTCGTCCTCGTACTTCGTCAGGGCACGAGGGGCGCCGGGCGCGATCTCAGTCCCGTCATGCGAAATAAGTACGCCAACCGGGGCACGCCGCTCGATAACGACAAAGCGGTCCTCGACGCGGAGGATCAGTTGTAAGTATCGGTTGTCGCCTTGGTCGGAGAGGAGCCGTCGGAAGTAGTACGCCTCGGCCCGGAAGCGCATGGCTTGGGACTTCGACGTTGTCTCGTACCTGGTGATGGGGTGCAAGAGCGCGGCGTCGAGTATTTGCTGGACATGGCCATAGGCGGCGAGGTTTTTGGTAAGGCTCATAGGTCAAGTCCTTTCGTGTCAATGGGAAGGTCGGCGGGTGGACGCTCACGCATTTCTTTCAACTTCGCGGCGATGAGTTCGGGAATGTTGGACTGTGCAGGTGCACCAGGTTGTGCCAACTTGGTTTCGCCTCGCTTCCGGGCCTTGAGCATGTCGTACATGATACGCAGGCCCACGAGCGAAGTTGGGATGCGAATGGAGTAGTTGCCTTCGGTGAGGATAAAGTACCCGTCAGTGGTTATGTCGATCTGCATGTGGGCTCCTTAGATGAATGAAAGGCCCTGGCCGATGAGCCAGAGGGCGAGGCAGATGGAGGCGAGGATCAGGATGAAGTCGATGAGGGACGGGAGCACTACTTTCCGTCCTTCGCCGTGGCACGGGCATCCATTAATTTGACAATCAGGTTCAGGTAAACATGTTGTTGTGCGATGGTGCAGTCGCTGACTTTGTGTTCGAGGTGTGTCCACTCCTCGATGAGGGCCTTGCGGAGCATCGTGGGCGAGACCTCAAGGGCCTTGTCACCGATGAGGCAGAGGCCCTTCTCCATGTTCGCCTGGGCAATGGTGTCGGTGGAAGTAAATTCCGCATAGGCAAAGTCAAACTTCGCCATGTTGATGTTGAACTTGGCGAGGTGGGCGATCTCGGTGTCGACACGGGACTTGGCACCTATGGGCCAAGGCCGGACTTGGTAATTGTCGTTAAAGTCGAGGGCCTTGCGAATGTTGGGCAGCTCGAGGCGGGAGAGAAATGCGTACAAGTAACCGTCGCACCACAGGACCTTGTGCTCAGTCTTGATGTACTCCATCAGGCGGGGCCGGTCTTCACTATTTCCAAAGTGCGTCCAGTCACGGTGAAAAGCGGATTTGACTGCGGCCTTGGCCGAGGCTTCAAGTGTGTAGTATTGCAGACACGAAATCTCCATCATTTCGTTAACTTTCGCATGATTGATAATCTTGTGCCAGATATCTACATCGGTCAACTTGATCAAAACTTCGGCTATTGCCGCCGCACAGGCGTAACTCGACACGAGACGGGACTCCGGCAGGTTAAACTCTGCGAAGTCGTATGAGAAGATAGACTTGCATTGACGGTCTTCGCAAATCCAAATACCACGGCGGAAGAAGTTCGGTGTCGACTGAGACAACATACGACCTTGCGAACACACGAAAATGTGGGGCAGGTCAGCGATAAAGAACATATGCCAATTATCGACCATATACTTAACATCATCGACGAGGGCGATGCGGAATGTTGTCCGCCCCTCGCACGGTTCGGCATGATCGACGCGGGCCTCGCCTTCATCGAGCGCGTTGGACCAAATCTCGCGGATGGCGTTTCGAATGTGCCACTTGGGACCGGTCCGCGTTGTGATCGAGGTCGCCTTACCGTCGATGTAGATGACACCGAAGGACTCGCCTCTGAATGTCTCTGGCTTGACCGTGATGTTGATCTGACGAGTCCCGGACCAGACCTCGAATGGGACGTTGTGGCGAAGCAGGGTCGCGATAGCGTACTTGAGGCCTGAGCCGAACTCGCCGATGGCACCGGTGTCCTTGACCGAGGCGCCCATGAGGCACAGGGCCTGGGCGTCGATCTCGCCGCGAGATGAAAGTGAAAGGTAGTTCATGTGGTAGTCTCCTGGAGTTGACGGGTCCTCGGCATAGTCCGGTTCTTGCGTCCACGGCTCGGGCAAGGCATAGGGACTGGCATTGAGATGACTGGTCATTTTTCTTCCTTTCAGAGGGGTTGCCCGAACACTGCCGCCACTGCGGCACGTTCGCGTTCACGTTCACGCTCGGCCTCGACCATCGCGCGCAAGGCGGACGCGGCGCCGAGGTAATCCTGCGGTTTGAAAACCTTCCCGGTGATCTTTTCCGCAGTGGCCATCATGGCCTTGGGCGTGTACGCCCGGTTGACCTTGATCTTATGCTTGGCCCAGGTCTCGAGCCCGATGGCGATGGCCTTGGCCCGGAACCAGTCCACCTCGCATCCGGTCAGGACGATGGTCTGGTCACGCCCACTGAGATGACTGGTCATTGCGTCACCTCATCCGCGACCATTGACACAAGTTCCTTCATGTTCCGCGCGGCAGCCTTTCGTTCAAGGTTCCGCTTGGCGACTTTGATCGCTTCGGACTCGGACCGTGCCGACACGTACTGGATGGTCCACGGTTCCGGATACCAGCCACACGTACCAAGCTGACCGATGGGCCGGACTGCCCACTTACCGGAATGAAGCTGGTCGGCTTCGAGTTCAATGTGAACCTTGTTCATGTCAGTGCACCATGTCGAAAGGAACTGCGAAGACGAACTCGGCCACGACGATGTAGGCGAGGGCGAGGGCGAGGGCTGTTGCGAGGTATTTCATAGTCAGTCTCCGTTTGGAAGTCCCCGGCCCCATGCCGAGATAAGCATTCCCCAAACCAGCACCTCGCGATGCTGGAATGGGCAGTGCTTATCGTTGGTATTTGTACGGTTCGAGTTGGTCGGCGGTCTGGACCAACAGTCGGGCTTGATCGACGACTCGATCGAAGGGCATTCCCTCATTGATCCGTTTCTTCAACTCTTCGAGTTGTGCTTGGGCTTGTGATGCAAGCAGGTGTGATTTGGGTGTGGTCATGTCGAGGTCTCCATTTTGGTTGTCTGTACCGATCACTGAGGTGTCCGGTTCGGGGTCGGGCCAGTGACTTTGTCGCCACTGGCCCCATGTCGTTAGTGCCGAATTGGCACGGGCGCGAGGCTTACGCCCGCACGGATCAACTGCCCTCTGTTCCATGCAGGATGGGATTTTTCTGTATCCCGCCAAGACTGCCATTGTGCACGATACCTGTACGGCATGATCGCGGCAGTGGCGATTTCATCGGCAATCGAAATAGCAGCGGTTTGCGAAAGGTACATCATCGAGGTCTCCGTTTGTGGTTGCGTGGCACCTGCGCCCGACGCCACCATTATACCATTTCTGGCCCCCATGTGCAACGCGAATTGTCGAGATGATGATACATATCATGGTAAAATCAGGGGCCAATCAGGGATCACGTGGTCCCCTGATTTCATCTGATTTCATCTGATTTGCCTGATTGGTGTTTGGGGGGTATGTTTCGCGGTTTGGCGTCTCGCATACATATCGCAGGCTTTGGCGTTTGTTCCAGTTTTTGGTATGGCTCTTTAGGAAATTTTCTAAAAAAAAAATTTTAAAAACTCAAATAAAAAAGAGCCCGAACGAAACTCAGGACAAAAAAAGTGGGCCGAGTTTTCGATACATACGCGGGAATAATTCCCGCATACATATCGAAACACGCACACCGAACGGCAATCAGACAAATCAGATGAAATCAGGGGAAAACCCACTCAAATCAGGGGATTATGATTTAAATGCGTTTGGGTGGCGCGTGACGGCGATTGGCGCGGCGCGGCACAATCGTACCCGACGCATGAAAAAACCCGCCACGGGGCAAATGTGGCGGGTTACGGGGCGATGTTGTGATCCGATGTTACGGTTTACGATCCGATGGTGTCAATTCTCCCGTTGTGCGCCGCCAAAACGGGCTCGATTTGGCGAGCCTATCTGTTTCCGTCTCTGGCCTATTGATCTCTCGATCAATAAACTCGGCCATTGCTTTGTGCGAGTATGACCAAATAAAGTAAAGGTCACCTTTTCGCACAGCATATAATGTTTGACCAACTTTAACGTCAGTCCCGCGCACATGCCGCGCTTTTGTCGCTTTGTATTTGATAATCATGTCAAGTCCCTTTCATTGAATGATCGCCGCGCCACCGTCATTGATGGCGCGGCTTTGTCAAACGGTCAAATCCAGTTCATTGGCCAATTCTTCCTTAGCCTTTGCCGCTTCAATCGCGGCATCAAGCGCGGCCTGAACAATCGGCCGAAGCTTCGCCTCATTCTTGGCGAAAATGGCGTCAAGCTCGGCCGCGCCTTTGTCGGGCATTTCCGCCATTGCTTTCCGGCGTTCTTTCGGCAACAGGCCAAGAACGTGCTTTCGTGCAAAGTTCGTAAAATCATCCGCCTTTGGCGCGCGGGCGTTGCGGCGCATGACTTCACCGGCCAAAAGTCCGGCCAGCGTCCTTTCGGCAATCGCCTTCGACTCATTCCGCCATTCGACTTCCGAGTTGAAATCGTCGCGCTTCGCGCTTGCGTGGCTGTCCATCAAAATGTTGCGCAGTCCGATATACAAAATCCGGTCTCGCGATGTTTCGTGCGACAGCATTTGTTCGATCTGTTCCGGCGTAATGTCAAACGCCAGTGCCTTTCCAATATCAACTTGCATTTGTAGTCTCCTTTGATGGAACATAATTGTCCCGATGACCGGCACAAAGTGCCATGCCGGTCGCTGTGGCAATTAGGCTTTGTGCAATTCCCGCGATACTCTGTTAAGCATATTTTCAATGCCGTTGGCTTCTTTGTTGAGTCTGCTCCAGGTGTCAGACCCTGGCACGGTCATGTGATCCGCATATGTCCGCAGCGTATCGCGCAGGTCGCAGGCGCGGTCAAACAAAGTCCGCCATTCGGGCGTGTTAACAAAGTCCATTGTAGTCTCCTTTTGCGCCATGACTCATCAGCCACGGGATAGGCGCGTTACCGTGAGACGCCCGAAGGCGTTTCGTCAATAATATCCGAGAAAATGGTATAACACAACCTGTTTTCCCGTTAATCCTGCATCCAGCATTTCTGTGCAATGTTCCATGTTTTCAATGTTCATCATTGGAATCCCGTTATCATGGATATGTAGAGCTACGTCAAAGCCGCAATCTCGGCCTTTAAACGCGCGCGCTATGCGGCGAGCCTTAAGCGTCTGTCTCATTTGTTGTACTCCCTTTCGATCTACACACAATGCACCCGGATTGTGTCAACATCGTGGCAGACCTGCGCAGCATTATTGCTTTGTCGAGCCCGTTGCGGACCATCCACCCGCCCCTGGGTGCGCGTTGCCGTCCACCTCCGGCCGCCCATCCATGCCCGCAACCTGGCGACCCCACCCCCCTCCTCCACCCACGCGCCTACCCACCCCCGCCGAGACCGCCACCCCCACACCCACCCACCACCACCTTCCCACATTTATATGAAATTTTACAATATGTATCAAACACTCAAAACAAAAATCCTAACTCAAAACAAAAATCCCGTCACTCGGATATGTACGCGGGCACGGTGCCCGGATATGGCCGCTTGACGCGCGGGCAAAGGTGTGGTATGGGAGTGGAAGATGAACGGAACTGCGCAATGACCGAGCCGAAGCTGACACCGCAGAGCGAACTTATCCTGAAGAAACTCCGAGCGGAAGAGGCCCAAGGTCGGTTCACGCATGACGAACGACTGAGGATTATGAAAGCGTTGCAATTCTTCGAAAGCTTCGGTGTCTTCGCAAACTTCGTTATCAAGGTCGCAAGCCTTCTGACCGCCATCGGCATCGTCGCCTCGTTCTGGGTGAAAAGATGAAAGGCTTGACGTACCACGCGCTGACCCTCGCGGTCGCACTTATCATAGTCCTCGTTTGGACGCTGTACGTTAACCCGGACTGTCTACCGGAGTCTCCGGCCCAGGCGGTCCTTCCGATGTTGGAGTAAGGTATGGTAACAATCGTTACACGCGCCGGGAAAGGCGAACGCCTCACCCACAATGAGGTCGATGCGAACTTTACGAACTTGCAGGAAGCAATCGAGGCAACCACGCCCGAGGCCTTTGGCGCAGCCGGAGATGGCACGACGGACGACACCGAGGCGGTCAATAGCGCGCTCGCTGCCCTTCGTGCCGCTGGCGATAGCGAAACCGATACTTATGGTAAGTCGGTGTCCCTGGACGGGAAGCGTTACAAAGTCACTGGCCCGCTCAACATGACGAATTTGCGGAGTGGGTACGGATCGCGGTTCGGTGACGGCGCAATAGTGTCTGACGCGACTTCGGGCATCGTCCTCGACATGACGGACACATATCGGTCCCTGGTGCAGAACCTCACAATCAGCACCTACGGCACGAATGACTATACGGACACTGGCCCTGCTGTTGGCATTCTGCAACAGCGTCCGTCCAATGGCCGCGTGTCCGGCAACAACTGGTTCAACAACGTGAACGTCGTCGGCGTGTTCGATTATGCGGCGCTGATGAACTATGCCTCGGAAGCCTGCGAATATACCGGGCTGTTCCTGCAAAACCGCAAGCGCAGCGAGGATGCGGCGGCGCTGTGGATTCAGCGCACATCGGACAATGTGAACTCATCCGGCGTTGAAATCGCTTCATCGTTTACAACCAATGCCACCGGGGCAGAGTCCAATATTCGCGCCCTGTTCACAAGCCTCGTTGCAAATCGCAGCTATTCGACTGACTGGACAATCACGGCAATCAGCAAGGCCAACCCTGCGGTATTCACCTATTCGGTGGGATCGGCTGGCATTGCGCCAGAAGTCGGTGATGTCGTCGTGATTGCAAAAGTTACCGAAACCGGCACTGCAACCGTGACATGGGCTTCGGTAATCAAGGATTACGTTTTTACGATTGCCGCAGTGACGCCAGCCACGGCCATCACTGGCACATTCACGCTTACAGGCGTTGATACGTCTGCCGTTACCACCGACTATACCGCGAGCTCGGCAACTGTTTTCTATCGCACAGGCCCCGGCATCCGCCTTGTTCACCGTGACCGTCTGCAGATCGAGCATTTCTATGTCGCCACCTATGGCTCGCATGGTGTCGAAATCGCCTTTGGCGGTAATCCGTATCGGTTCCTGAAACTCCACGGCCACGTTGAAGGCGGGGCGCTGCAGGCGTGGGCCAAGTTCGTCTGCGGGCCTTCCGGCGACCGCATCCTGCAAGTCTACGACCTTGATGTGTTGGAGCACGCCTCGCACATCAATGAGGACTTCTTCACGACCAACGCCACGACCGGGCGTGTTGAACTTTATCGGCCAAAGATTGTCATTGAAAGCATCCGTGCCGACAATGGCCCCGGTGAGCCGACCGTAACGCTGCGCGGCAATATTTTTGATGACCCGTCAAAGTTCTATCTCTATGACGCAGACATCGTGATTGGTGACTCCGGCTACATGAACCCCGTCGCAGACTTTGGGCATTTCTCAGGCCGTATTCACTACCTTGATACGGACGAGGTTGTCGTCGTCCCGCGCCGCGTTCATGTCGAGGCTTCGACACTCAAGTACTACGACGACTTCGACCAGTGGAGCCTTGCCCCGTACTGGAATACCCGCCTTGGCACTGACGGTTCGTGCGCTGCTGCACTTACAAGTACCTCATCGCGCGGCGGGCGTCTGCTCATTGCATCCGGTGCTGACGCGGCGGGGACTTTCGCGGCGAACGGTGTTCAGGTCCATGGCAGGGCCATCCATCGGGCCGAGGCCGGGCCTATTGATGTCGAGTTTGGCTGTCGGCCAGTTTCGAACACCGCAAACATGGCTTACTTCGTAGGACTTACAGACGAAGACCAGGCCCTTGAAATGCCTGCGGTGCTGGACACTCTCGATGTTATGATCGCGACCGCTTCTAACTTCGTCGGGTTTTTGTTCGATACTGCCGCCGATGCCCCGCAAGAGTTCTGGCACGCTGTTTCAAAGAAATCTACCGGGACAGAGCAAAAGCTGAACCTGAACCTCGCACCGACACTGTTCGTAGCCGCTCAGACCACTCGAATGCGTATCATTGTCAATGACGATGGTGATGCTGACTTTTACATGGACGGCGTACTTGTTGCGTCCTTTACCAACGCGGTGGCTACAACTGAAACGCTTTGCCCCATCGTTGCGGTGTTCTCTCGCGCGGCAACGTCAAGGAAGTTCTCTGTTGACCATTTCCAAATCTTTGGGTGGAAGTAATGCCGCAACCGACCTCATACACCACTTGCGCCTATTGGAATGATGGCTACGCCGAGGGCGACTCGGATTGTTACGGTGCCATCGAGGACCTTTACCGCCCGCGTGTAAACAAAGACGCCTTCTGGCGTGCCGTTCGCGCGCGGGAGATGCGGGATAGAGATTATCGTAACTGAAAGGAATAAAGTAAATGGCAACCACAACTGTCACGTTTGGCCGTATCGCAAAAGACTTTCCTGCGCTCATCGCGTCGAGTATGGTCAGTGAAACAATCACCCCGACTTCGTCTAATCAACAGACCACTGCGGTGGCCCCAACAGACGCACTCAAAAACGGTGACATAGTCGCCAACGTGGCAACCGACGTACAGGTTTACGTAGCCTTCGGTACTAACCCCAATGCGTTGACCGGGACAGGTACGCGGAAAATGCTTCCTGCCGGTAGTGATGTTTACTTTGTCGTAAATGGGGGTGACGAGTGTGCCGTCACACTGGCACCATAATGTTGCGGCGCATAGGCGAGTTATTTGGTCGGAGTGGGCGGGCTAACTTTACCCCACAATGGTTTCCCTACACCGGCGCGTCGATGCATCTCGATTTCGTCAACCGGCGCTATTACTGGAATGGCGCCAGCCGCGGCGAAGGCGATTTCTCGGCTTTCTCGGGCGGCAGCTTCGGCACCGGCGACGCCAAGGGGTTCATCCCCGCCGTTGATGCCTCGCACAATGTCAAGATCGCATGGGCTGATCTCGGTATCTCGGCGCCATTCTGCATGGTCAGCGTTTCCCGGCCCACGTCCATCGGGGCGAACATGCACGTTCTCCGGATATGGACGAGTGAAAGCGACTATCTCAACCATTATATCCCAGCAGCAGGTACTGCCAGGTCGCTAGTGCATTTTGGAGGGGTTCGCCAGGCAGATTTGGTTGGCCCTACGTTGTCCGCCAACACTGTTTATTCCTGGGCATCAAACATCGAGACAAACTCAATCCTCGCCAGCGTCAACGGCGCCAACGCCGGGACCGCCGATACCGCCGCCACCCTTCCCGCCATCACCGAACTTGTCGTCGGCCACAATGGTACCAACGCGGTGCCGTTCCTCGGTTCGATCCGGCACCTCATGCTGTTCACCGGCTCGCGTAACCAGACCGCGCTCAACGCTTTGACCACCGCGGTTCATGCCGCTTATGGAGGATGATTCACGATGGCGATGTCTCCCCGACCATTCCCGCTCGTGCAGGGGTCTGCGCCTTGCGTCAAAACACGTTGTCGGGGGAACCGGCAGTATTGCGATATGTACGCGGGCATTATTCCCCCATACATACCCGGTTGACTTTCCCGGCAATCTGTTGTAAGTAAAAAGCATGGAACTCGGATTAGAAATTCTTAAAACGCACGGCAGGGTCGAACAGGATCTTGACCCTGTTGTAGTCCGCCCGCTTGAAGCGACCGACCTCGCCAAGCTTTCAACTGAACGTGGGGTGCAAAAGCCCAAGCAATTGTCGAGTCTGTCGCGATTGTCCGAGCGCCACCGGACCTTGGCCCGGCTCCTTGCTTGTGGCAAGTCAGCGGGAGAGATCTCCGCTATCACCGGCTACACTGAGTCACGCATTTCCATCCTCCAGTCCGATCCGGCGATGAAAAACCTGATCCGGCATTATGCCGAAGAGGTTGACATCGTTTTTACTCAAACAAATGAAAAGTTGGCCCAGGTCGCATCGACGGCACTCGACATCATTCAGGATCGACTTGAAGACGACGAGACTGTGGATAAGATGTCTGTCGCACAGTTACTTGAGGTCGTCAAGACCGCAGCCGATCGTTCGGGCAACGGCCCCTCGACGACGCAGCAGGTCAACGTCACCGTCGGGATCGCCGATCGGCTCGAGGCCGCGCGCAAGCGCATGCTCCAGTCCAAGCTGATTGAAGCCAAAGCGGTCGAGGTCTAAGTGGACATCATTGAAGAGTTGGCCCCATTCTCTAGTGACCCCCTTGGGTTCGTATTGTTTTCGTTTCCTTGGGGGGAACCAGGTGAACTCGAACATGAAGATGGGCCAGAGCAGTGGCAGGCTGATCTTCTCGCAGATCTCGGTAACGGTCTGATCGACTTCGCCACTGCTGTCCACCTCGCGACTACTTCGGGTCACGGTGTCGGCAAGTCTGCGCTCGTATCATGGTTGATCTTGTGGGCCATGTCCACTTTCGAGGATACCATCGGTGTCGTCACTGCCAACACTGAAACACAGTTGAAGACAAAAACGTGGGCGCAGTTGGCGAAGTGGTTCCGCCTCTTCATCGGCAAGGAAATGTTCGAGATGACAGCTACCAAGTTGTACTCGAAAGACCCGGCGCATGAAAACACTTGGCGACTCGATATGGTCCCTTGGTCCGAACGGAATACCGAGGCTTTCGCGGGTCTGCATAACAAGGGCAAGCGCATTCTTCTCGTGTTTGACGAGGCTTCGGCTATCCCCGATCTCATTTGGGAAGTTTCTGAGGGCGCTTTGACCGATGCCAGTACCCAAATCATCTGGGCCGTGTTTGGAAATCCTACGCGCAACAAGGGGCGCTTTCGTGAGTGCTTTAAGGGAGGTCGGTTCGAGCATCGCTGGATCAGTCGCGCTGTTGACTCACGCGAAGTCACCCTGACCAACAAGACACAAATTGCTAAGTGGATCACCGATTACGGCGAAGACTCCGACTTCGTCCGTGTTCGTGTGCGCGGAGTCTTCCCCCGTGTTGACGCTGAAAGCTTCATTTCGTTTGAGGTCGCGACAGAGGCAGCAAAACGTCCGCCGACTCCGTCTCAAGACCCCATCATCCTCGGCGTCGATGTCGGTCGTTTCGGTGACGACCCCTCTGTCATTTATGCTCGTCGTGGCAGGGACGCAGTTTCCATCCCGCCTGAAGTCCTCTTCGGCGCCGACACTATGCACACCGCTGCGCGCGTGGCCGCCGCTGCCCTTCGCTGGAATGCCATCGCAGTAATGGTTGACTCGGGCGGTGTCGGCGGAGGCGTCGTTGATCGCCTGCGAATGCTTCGCATCCCCGTCTTTGCGGTTGACTTTGGCTCTCGCCCTGACAATGATGACCCCAATGACGGAACCAAGTACGCCAACAAGCGTGCTGAGATTTGGGGGCGACTGAAAAATTGGCTAGTCACTGGTTCGATCCCTGACCGCATCCAGGGCCTCGACATCACCCTTGTCGATGAGTTGACTTCTCCGACCTACACCTTAAACAAGCAAGAGCAAATCCAACTTGAAGGCAAAAGTGAGATGCGTAAGCGCGGAGTCAAGTCCACGAACCTCGCCGACGCGCTTGCCACCACCTTCGCTTACTATGTTTTTCAACCATCAGAAGCGGAACGTGAAGAACTTCCTCCCCAATACACCCCGGACTACAATCCGTATGCGCAGGAGGCGCTACTCACATGATGCCAAAAGTCAAGGCTCCCAAGCCGCCCAAGATGCCTATAAGTGCGCTTGATACGAAGCGGATCCTGCCGGATGATGCGGTCTCATCGGCGTACAATTCGCTGATTTCCACGTCCGCAACTGGCCTTGAGCGCAAGGCCGAGGTCAAGAAGAAGACCCTCTTGGGCGGAGCATAGATATGAAAATAAGTGAAGAGTACCGCATGAAGTTAGATACCACTCTCGGTGCTCTTCGCACTGACCGTTATCCGTGGTGGCACGTCTGGCGCGAACTTGCCGAATATTACATTCCGAAACGCTACATCTGGCTCTCGTCTAAGAACGAACAGAGGCGGTATGTCGGAAAGAACGGGACCATCCTCGACGGGACCGGTACAAAGGCAGGCCGTGTCCTCGCGGCAGGCATGATGAACGGCATCACCTCTCCGTCGCGGCCGTGGTTCAAACTCCGTGTGCCGGGGTACGAAGACGAGGCCGATCACGACGCCCGCATGTGGCTTGACGAGGTCGAACGTCGCATGTTGCAGATCATGGCCGAGTCGAATTTCTACAATTCGCTGGCTCTCACGTACATCGACCTCGTGTTCTTCGGTTCTGCCGCACAGTTGATCTACGAAGACGAAGAGTCCGTCATCCGTTGTTACAACAACGCCCTCGGCGAGTATTACCTCGGCCAGGACGATCGTTATGTTGTGAATATTTTTTGTCGTGAGTTTTCGCTTAAAGTCCACCAAGTCGTTTCGAGGTGGGGGATCGAAAACGTCAGCGAGACAGTAGCGAACAATTTCAAACTCGGCGGTGCACACCGCCTCCATGATGTCGATCTCGTGCATATGATTGAGCCGAACCTTGGTCCGTACTACCTGGTCCCGAAGAAGTTCAAGTTCCGCGAAATCTATTACGAGGCTAACGGGCCGAAAGACATCGCCCTTGCCGCTCGTGGTTACAACGAGTTCCCTGGCATCTTCCCGCGTTGGGAACTGACCGCCAATGATGCCTACGGGACCTGCCCAGCGATGGACGCCCTCGGTGATGTCATCCAGCTTCAGCATGAAACGAAGCGGAAAGGCCAGTCCCTCGACTACATGGTCCGTCCACCTATGTTGCTCGATGTCCAGCTCCAGCATCGACCGACAGCGTTCATGCCTGGCGGTCACACTTTTGTCTCAGGTACTTCGCAGATGGGCGGCGCCAAGCCCGCGTATCAGGTCGCACCGCCCCTGGGCGAGCTATCTGCCGACATTCGTGATGTCCAACTTCGCATCCGTGAGTTCTTTCACAACGATCTGTTTCAGATGATTTCGCAACTGGAGACGGTCAGGACCGCGACGGAGATCGACGCCCGACGCGAGGAGAAGTTGGTACAACTCGGACCCGTCCTTGAGCGGTTTGAGAACGAAGCCCTTGATCCCGCCATCAAGCGCATCTTCGCCATTATGGATCGGATGGGGCTCCTGCCGGAAGCACCGCAATCCCTGCAGGGCGCGGACCTTGAAATCCAGTACGTCTCGATCCTTGCGTCCGCTCAGACCGCCGTGGGTGTGATCCCGACAGAGCGCCTGTTGCAATTGATTGGCAACTTGTCGCAAGTCTTCCCTGAGGCCGCTTTGTTGCCGAACGTCGAGGAACTCCTCCGCGACTACGCTCGCGACATCGGCGTGAAGGCGAAGGGCATCAAGTCCCGCGACATGATGGAACAGGAACGACAGGCAAAGGCCGAGGCAGAGAACGCACAGAGCATGGTCGAGGCCGCGCCCCAGGCCGCCGGAGCGGCGAAACTCTTATCCGAAACCGATGTCGGTGGCGGGGCCTCTGCATTGCAACAGATGCTGGGAGGTTAAGATATGGCTCCTTGCCATCCTCGCGCTTTTCATGTATGGTGCGAAAATGAATGAAGCCGAAGAAAAGCAGAGGTTTGACAAACTCCGTCGGCTCGACGCACAGCGCAAGCTCCGTCTCGATAATTTCGTGTCCGAGGCGATGAAGCTGCGCGAAGGTCGGGAGTTTTTTTACTGGCTTCTCGAACTCGGTCGCATAGGCCGTAACCCTTTCACTGCGAATGCACTGACAACGTCATTCAACTGTGGAGAACAAAACGTGGGGCTACAAATTCAGGCCCACATTATCGCAACCGCTCCGAAAGATTATTTGAAGATGCTGACGGAGAAGGAAGAGGAAAACCTGTATGCCCAACGATCCGCTGACGAACCCGCCGCCGACGCCTGAGGCGCCGCCGCCGAATGCGGAGTCATCTCTCCTGAGCGAAAAGCCGCCGGAGGAGAAGCCGCCTGCGCCCGAACAGACACCTGAGGAAAAGGCGAAGGCTGAGGCCGAGGCGACCGCAAAGGCCGCTGACGACACAAAAGCGACCCCGTTCAAGATCGAAGAAATCAAGTTGGCCGAAGGCTTTGAGGTTGATCCGACCTTGGCCGGAGAGCTAACCGAAGTAATCAACGAGTTTGGCATTCCGCGTAGTGCGGTTGTCAAGCTGTTGAGTCTGCAAGAAAAGGCCATGTCAGCGACCTCGGAAGCGGGTAGTCGTCTGTGGTCCGAAACGCAGGAAACGTGGCGGAAAGAAATCACCACTGACCCCGACATTGGCGGGGACAAGTGGGGAAAAATCTCCGCCTCGATCGGACAGGTTCTCGACAAGTACGGCTCACCCGAGGTTCGGGCGGCCCTGGACCTGACCGGAGCGGGCAACAATCCGCACATTGCGAGAATGATGGCGAAGATCGCCGCCGATTTGACGGAGCCTGGTTTCGTTCCGTCCGGTCGCCCTGCGAACCAGCCACAGGACGCAGCCTCGAAACTTTACCCTGACATGAAGTAGGAACACAGAAATGACGACACTCTCTGTAACCAATCCTACCCTTCTCGATCTGGCCAAGATGCTCGATCCTGACGGGAAGGTGGCCACGATCGTTGAGCTCCTCAACGAAACGAACGAAATCCTCGATGACATGACTTGGCTGGAGGGGAACCTCCCGACCGGCCATCGCACGACGATCCGTACTGGTATCCCCGAACCGACATGGCGTAAGCTCTATGGTGGCGTCCAGCCAAACAAGGGTACGACCGTGCAGGTAACGGACTCCTGCGGCATGATGGAGGCGTATGCCGAAGTCGATAAGGCCCTCGCGGACCTGAACGGTGCCACTTCGGCGTTCCGCTTGTCTGAGGACCGCGTTCATCTTGAAGGCATGAACCAGTCCCTCGCGGACGCCCTCTTCTACGCCTCGGAAACAACGACCCCGGAGAAGTTCACCGGCCTGGCGCCGAGGTACAACTCAACATCGGCAGCCAACGGCGAGAACATCATCAAGGGCGGCTCGTCCGACACTGACAACACTTCGATTTGGCTCGTAGTGTGGGGTCCGCAGACAGTCCACGGTATCATCCCGAAGGGCTCGAAGGCTGGCTTCCAGATGACTGACAAGGGTGTGGTCACGATCGAGTCCGTCGATGGGGCAGGTGGCCGGATGGAGGCATATCGGACGCACTACCGCTGGGATGCTGGCCTTTCGGTCCGCGACTGGCGCTACATCGTCCGTATCCCGAACATCGAGAAGTCTGCGCTGACGAAGGCAGCTTCCGCCGGTGCCGACCTTATCGACCTCATGACGCAGGCGATCGAAATGATCCCCTCGTTGTCGATGGGGCGCCCGGTCTTCTACTGCAGCCGCACGATCCGTTCGTTCTTGCGTCGGCAGATCATGAACAAGACTGTGAACTCGACCCTGTCGATGGACTCAGTCGCCGGTAAGAAGGTTGTCACCTTCGACGGCATCCCCGTTCGCCGCTGCGATGCCCTCGCCGCTGACGAAGCCCTCGTATCGTAAGGAGTACGACAATGATCCTCGATGAACGACTTGAGTTTGCTGATGCCGTGTCCGTGGTCGGAAGCGCTGCCGCCGTGGCGGTCCTCGGTGATGTGATCGACCTCGGTGCCGCCTCGCGCAACATTGGTCTGGGCGAAGACGTGTGGTTCGTGATGACCACTGACACGGAAGTGATCACTGGCGGCACCGCCGGCTCGATCACTTTCGATCTTGTCAGTGACTCACTCGCCACCCTTGGCACGGCCACAGTCGCTAATTGCACTGTGCACCACACCACCGGCGCACTGGTTACCGACGACGCAGCGGCCAATGATGCCAAGCTGAACGCAGGGGGCGTGATTTGCGCCATCCGCCTTCCGGCCGGAACCTACGAGCGTTACCTCGGCGTCCTGTTCACAATCACCACAACCGACACCACTGCCGGCAAGGTGAACGCGTTCCTGACGAAGGACTACGCGAAGTGGTCTGCCTACGCCGACGCCACGAACTAAGGTGACATGATGCTTGTAAAGCTGAAACGTGACCTATTCATGGGCGAGATGCTTTACAAGGCACGCTCATCTGGTACGGTCTTGCCCGACATCGTTGATGGCAAGCCGGTCGTGATCCATGCTGACCCTCGCCCGAACAGCGAAGTCAGCCGACTCCCTCGGGATGCGGAAATTCTTTCCGCTCCTATTCCAGTGAAGGACAAGGCCGAAGCCCCCGTCGCGCTGAGCAAGCTCGGCAAGGCTCCGGCGAAGTCCTTCAAGGAAGCTATCGCCGACATCGACGATTAACGATAAGGAGTGCCGATGGCACAGGATCAGGTTACGCTCTACAACCTCGCCCTCAGTGCTATCGGCACTCGCGCTCGTGTAGTCACGACCACGGAGCGGACGCGAGAGGCAGAAATCTGCCACGAATGGTACGAACCAGTCAGGGATCAACTCTTGCGAGCTGCTCATTGGGCCTCTTGCCGAGAAGTAGCGAAGTTGACACTTGATGCGGAACGCACCGATACAGATTGGGTTGCAGGCGATCCCGAACCACCCTGGCATTACCGCTACGCACTGCCGAGCGATTTTCTCTACCCTCGGTTTCTCGACTCGTATCAGAACTTTGCTCTGACACAAAAAGCAGGCGTGGTGCAACTGTTGACCGATCATGCCGAACCTATCCTCACATATACGAAAAAGCAGGCGACAGTGTCTGCGTGGGATGCTGACTTGTGGTATGCCATGATCCAGGCCCTCGCCGGGCACATCGCAATGCCCCTTCATGGTAAACCGGGTCGAGCACAACTTGCCATTCAAAATGCCAATGATGCGATCATGCGGGCGAGGCTTCAACTTGCAAACGCAGACATGGTTGAAATGGATAGTTTGCCTGATTGGTTTTTGGCGCGAGGCGTCAACGTCAATTCATCCTTCTCTCGTTTCATCTACCAGTACGGACCGACTTTCAATACCGGAGCGTTCTAATGTCGCTCGACATCATCAAGTTTGCGTTCGCTGGTGGCGAAGTATCGCCTGCTTTTTACGGCCGATCGGACTTAGAAAAGTTCGACCTCGCCCTCGCGGAGTCCGAAAACTGGTTTGTGGACTATCTTGGAGGACTGACAAATACTCCGGGGACAGAGTTCCTCGACTTCATTCAAGACGATACTTATGATGTAAAGTTATTTACATTCAAGTTCTCTTCGACAGTGGCAAACACCAATGTGATACTTTTCAGTAAAGATCGCATTCGGTTCATGCAGGACGGTGCGTATGTACTTGAAGCAACGAAGGTCGTCACCGCGATCACCAAGGCCAACCCTGCTGTAGTCACAATCACCGGACATGGCTACGCGACTGGTGATATGATCCAGTTCCCCTCCGTCGGTGATATGACGCAGTTGTTTAACCGGACCTGCATCATTACGGTGCTGACAGCTGATACATTTAGCTTGCAAGATGTGTTCGGTAACAACATCAATTCGACTGCTTTCACAACGTACACCGCAGGCGCGACAGTGGCGCGGGTCTATACGCTGGTCTCACCCTATGCGACAACGGATTTATCCGCCCTACGTGCGCATCAAATTCGTGACGTTATCAGGTTAACGCATCCTAACTACGCAGTTCGGAACTTACGCCGTCTTGGTCAAGCTTCGTGGACGTTAACCACTGAAAGTTTCGACAATGATATTGAAATACCTGTCATCGTTGCAACAGAAGTCAAAAGCGTAGGCAATTATTCCACAGCCTATGTCGTGACCTCAGTGACGGCAGAAGAGATTGAAAGCCTTCCATCTGACTACAAGTTCATTCTTGCCTGTGAAGACTTGGAAAATACAGTGGGCGCGGTGATTAGCCTTCGATGGACTCCCGTCGATGAAGCGAAGTATTACAATGTTTATCGTACTCGCATCTCATTTAACGGTAGTGATCAGTCAATCATATCTCGTTCGTTTCAGGTCGGGTACATTGGGCAGGCGCGAGGCTCGTTCTTCGTCGATACCGGCATTACGCCTGACTTCGCCAAGACCCCTCCGCAGGGCAACAATCCCTTTGCGGACAGTGAAATCATCAGCATAGATGTTGACAATGGTGGTTCAGCTTATGCCAACACCGATACCATCACAATCACTGACGTGGATGGCACTGGTTTCATAGGCTATCCAATTATTGGTCCTGACACCGCCACCGGCAAAGGCCCCATTGTAGGTATTGCGATTGTGAATGGCGGGCGCGGTTATACTTCCCCGTCGATCGCAGTGACGACCGCCACCGGCTCGGGCGCGACATTCACCATTAACCTCGGAACTACTGAGGGTAATTACCCATACCTGTCAACGGTATATCAACAGCGCCAGTTGTACGGTGCGACCGACAACAAACCCCTCACTGTGTTTGGCTCGAAGCCCGGACAGTTATCCAACTTCGGCATCTCTGACATCACTGTGGCGAATGACTCATTCGAGCACGAGATCGACAGTGATGATAACTCCGCACTGCGCCACATCATTTCAACTCGTGGTGGACTTCTCGCAATGACCCCTGCGGGTGTATGGTTGATGGCCGGATCACAAGGTAACGCTATCACCGCTACTGATGTCCAGGCTGAACCGCAGACCTACACCGGCGTCAGCGATGTCGAACCGTTGAAAATCGATACTGACATCATCTATGTGAATGGTACAGGTGGAAAGGTTAATGCACTCGCGTATGCGGACCAGTACAAACTGTACTCCCCGACTGACATCTCTGTTTTGGCCTCGCACTTACTCGAACGCTACCGTATTGTAAGGTGGTGTTACGCTGATGAGCCTCATCGCTTGATCCATGCAGTTCGTGAGGATGGCACAATGCTGCTCCTGACGATGATGAAGGAAGAAGAAATCTACGCCTGGGCGAGGCGCGTCACGAAAGGCGAATTTCTCGACTGTGTGTCGCTCGAAGAGGGGCAGGTCAGTTCCGTATATGTGGTGACACGCAGGTACATCAATGGCCGCTTGACAAAAATGCTCGAACGTATCGCACAGCGTAACTTTAACCATGTCGAAGAAGCCGTGTTCCTCGATGCGTCACTTAGACTTGGCCAAACAGTTGGTACTGTAGACATTCAAATTGCCGCTACGACTGGTACAGGCATCAATGTAGTTGCTTCGAGTGCGACGTTCTCAGCGGGTGACGTTGGGAAAATCCTACGGTACGGCAAAGGTAAAGCAGAGGTAGTAGGTTATGCCAGCAACACCTCAATCACCATTGACATTATTAGAGACTTTGACCGGATCATCCCATACAGCACGCGGCCCCGACTTGCCCGTGCGGGTGAATGGACCCTCGATACCCCCGTCACCACTGTTTCGGGCCTTCATCATCTTGAGGGAGAAACTGTCTCTGCGCTCGCTGACGGGAATGTGGTTACGGACCTTGTTGTAACAGCCGGTGCAATCACCCTGCCAACTGCTGCCACGATGGTTGTTGTAGGTATCCCATATACATCAAAGGCGAGGAACCTTCCGTTGAACATCTCGGGCGCTGTGGTAGAAAATAAGCGGAAGCGAGTGACCAAGATAGCGGTCAGAGTAAAAGATACTCGCGGACTGTTAATCGGTTCCCACCTTGACCACCTTTACACACCGCGCGCGGATGAGAGCGATACCGTGGGTGAGCCAGATGACGTTCTCAATGGAATGCAGCACGTTCTGATCGAACCAGTGTTTTCCGAAGACGCTCAAAATTATTTTGTGCAAGAGGAACCCCTCCCAGTTACGATCGTCGGCTATGTGCTTGAGACGGAGATCGGTGATGATCCGAACTAAGCGCGTTGCGATGCTAAGTGGTAAGGTCATTGGCGCGTTCGGTCCTCACGCAAAGACGGAGTGGCGAGCGGCGAAACACTTAAGACGGGAATGGTATGCTTCGCTTAATGGCCTCTGGGTTATCAGTGCCGACAAAGTCCCGCTTTGCGTACTCGGGCTGAAGCGAGGTTCTTATTTGGGCCTCGGCGGAGAGGTCTTTTTTCTTCTGTGCGATTATCCAAAACGCTACACTATGGAGTTGATCAAGTTCCTTCGTCGCGGCCTTCGTCGTGTCGTCCGCCTGTGGCACCGGCTTGTCGTTCGTGTCGAGTCTGACTTTTGGATCGGGCGCCGCTTCGTCGAGTACTTTGGATTTCGCAAATTCGCAACTGAACCTGGACATGATCTGTTTGAATTGAGGACATAATGGCAATAGCAGGAGCACTTGTAAGCATAGCTTCCGGCGTCTTTGGCATGATGCAGGCTAACTATCAGGCCGAGATCGCCAAAATGAACGCTGATGTTGCAAAGCGTAACGCGATCCGAGCCTCACAACGAGCGGGCATTGAGGCGCAGGAAAAAGACATAATGGAAACGCGGGCATTGCTGGGCGAACAGGAAGTCGCACAAGCAGCTTCGGGTGTAAGCCTTGCGGGAAAGAGTCAAGTCATGACTCGGGCGACAGCCCGGCTGCTTGGCCGTAGGGATGCCATCAACATTATCGACGCAGGAAAGATGGAACGCTACGGTCATCTTGTGGACGCGGCGAATTTCAAGGCTCAGGCAAAGGCGGCGAAGATTAGTGGGATTTCTTCACTGGTTGGTGGAGTGCTTGGAGCGGCCGGTTCCATCCCATCCTCAGCAATGGGTGGCGCACAGTCATCGGCGGCAAGTTCAAAGTTCACGCCTCGCCCCATTCCAAAACCTATCAACCGCGCGCCTGTACGGAGTGTTCCGAAGTTCATGCCCTCATTGGCTCCTCGCAATGTCATAAACCCACTGACCCGTCGTAAACTTGGAGTATTTTGATGCGCGTTCCTTCTCCGACGACTGGTACGACGAACCTGCCACGACAGCCTGAGGGATACCTGCGTGCTGCGGCACCGGACCTTTCCGGCCTGACTCGTGGTTTGTCGGCTATGGCGAGCGGATTAGCCGATTGGGAAGCCAAAAAGAAGAGCGAAGCTGAGCAGCTCGCACGATTTAAGGCGACTGAGGGTTTTGTCGAGTTCAACTCTACTGCACAAGCTCGTGTTACTGAGTTGAAGGAGAGTGCCTCTCCCGAAGACTTGAATTTTGCCGAACGCGCAATTACCTCCTACATGAATTATGAGGATGAGTTCATTTCGACCCTGCCTCCGGACTTGCAGGATGAGTTTCGTATGCGAACGGCTGCAACTCGCATGGGCGTGATTGATGATGCAAAGAACTTTCAGAAGAAGAACTTGCAATTTTATCAGACCGACTCACTCGGAAAAATGAAAAGCCGAGCGACGGAAGAAATCGTAGCTGATCAAGGAAACGTCGATCAGTGGAAAAAATTGATGGACGATGCGATTGATAACTCAGCGTATTCCGACATTGAAAAGCACTACATGAAACAGGAAAATGCACGGTTGCTGGAAACCGTAGCGTACAAGGAAGCGGTCAGGGAACAGCGTTTAGCGCGCGGAAGCACAACGCGCATCCCCCTCGTAGTAGGCACACAGGCTGGCCGGTTGCCTGTGGACATGAGCGGGCTTGACCCCAAAGTAGTGGACAAGTGGGAACACGTTCAGACTTCGTTTGGTAGAGTAGTACCCGTTGTTTCCGCCTTTCGTGACCCGAAAAGAAATACCGAGGCTGGTGGTGCAAGTAAGTCTCGTCACCTTCACGGAGACGCCATTGACGTTGATGTCAGTGGTATGAGTAAATCTGAGCGACTTCGGTTGATCAAACTCGCTTCTGCTGCCGGCTTCAACGGTGTCGGTGTTTATGCCAATTCCCTTCATTTCGATACTGCAGGCAAGCGCGCTTGGGGGCCTTCGCATGGCAGTGAAAGTATCCCGGAATGGGCAGCCTCGACTGTATCGCAACATTTGCAAGGTGCTATCAGCAAAACCGACATCATGCCACTGACTGGCGCGGAATTGTGGTCACGACTTGAGCAGGTTGAAAGTGGCGGGCGCCAGTCAGCTGTGTCCTCGAAAGGCGCGGTCGGAGTGGCGCAAGTCATGCCTGCGACAGCACCGGAGGCGGCTGCACTTGCCGGGTTACCGTGGGATGAAAACAAATATCGTACTGACGAAGGGTACAATCGCGCACTTGGACAAGCGTACTTGGCGAAGAAGATGGAAGAATTTGGCGGTGATGTTGCGAAAGCACTGGCCGCGTACAATGCCGGTGCCAGTCGAGTCAATGAAGCAGTGCAGCAGAAAGGCGCGAACTGGCTCTCTTCCATGCCACTGGAGACGCAACAGTACGTTCAGAAAATCCTTGGTTCCGATACCATTGACGAAGACCCACGGTTCTCAAACGTCCCCTACGAAGATCGAATTAATATCCGCAAGGATGTCGGGACAGAGTTAAACGCGCTCTATGCGAAGATGGAACAGCAGCGAAAGGACGCACAAGGCGCTCGGATGAATGACTTGTTTAATCGCCTGCAGTCCGGTGATGTCGGTCGGGCCGAGTACGACCGTATGGTCGAAGATGGAATGATACCTGACTATGACGATCGGAAGAAAGCACTTGGCATTATTGAAAATCGTGATAAGGAAGGAAAAGATCGCCGCGCCGGACAGGATCGCTTGCGTCTTGGGACTACGTTTGATCTTACTGACGGCGAACAAAAGAAACAACTAAATGCTGTGTTCGGTAAGGAAGGCGTGGAATACATGCAGCGCCGAGACGAAGAATATGTTGCCAATACTCTTGCCCCTTTGTTCAATCAAGCGGGTGGACTTCCGTCTGACGCCCTCGGAATACTCAAATCACAAGCGGTCAGCGCCAATCCCGCGGATATGATGTATGCACTTCAGACATTGTCCGTGCTGGAAAACGTCAATAAGTCCGCCTATGATGCACAAATCCCGAAAGATCTCGCGGCCAAGTCCGACTTCAACGAGTTGATGGAGACCACACTCCCGCTAAAGGACCGCATTGAAATGCTTACCGATGCGCCGACTCAAGAGATGCGAACGCGCAAGAAGATGCTCAAGGAAGAGGCCAACGAAATGTTGACTAACTCCGCGGACCCTGAGACGGCGGTTAAGTTTGCAACTATTGTAGAAGAACTTGGTGCGCCGCCAAACTCGCAAGTCGCGCAAATTGCGGAAATGGAATGGAACGCTCTCTTTGTCGAGGCTTATTCCAAGTATGGTGGGAACCGCGATGCAGCGATTGAACTTGCGACGAAGCAATTCACCCGTGTATGGAAAAAGTCTATGCAGGACGGGGTCGAGGTGTTTATGAAACACCCGCCGGAAGCTTATCATGCCCCCATTGCGGGATCGAATGACTGGATGCGAGCGCAAGTCCGTGGTACTTTGGGGCTTACGGAGGATGAAACCTACATGATGGTCTCGGATCGGCAGACGCAAATCGAAGTCGATCAAGCGCAGGCGAAAGGGGAGAAGCCCTCGCCGTCATGGACTGTGGTTGTACAACGAGCGAACGGCCTGTGGGACATCGCGCGAGAGGCGGACGGAAAGCCTATGCGAATGCGATTAAAACCAACCACGTATGATATGAAAGCACAGGAAATGAACCTCCGTGTTGAGTCGAAGAAAATCGAACTGCAAGCTGTTATAGAGTTGATGGCTCCGTATGGAATGTCAATTATGGGCGCGCCGCAGGAAATTCAAGATCGGGCAGCTAAAGTACGTAGTGAACTTGATGCGTTGTTGGTGGCCAGGGACAATGCAATGCAAGATGCTGCAAATGCGTACAAAACACCGACAGCGCAGGAGGTTGAACGACTGCAGAAGAAGTTTGATGAACTTCAGGCCATTCTGCACGTAACTTACAATGGGGCGATTGAGGAGTTTCCGCAGGCCGCGGAGTATGCAAAAGTCGTTGACGATCTTGAAGCAGCGAAGGCAAAGGCCGAGATTGAACTAAAAGTAAAGCGCAAGCCGGTGGCGAATGAGTCACTGGACATTTTTGAAGGGGCACAGTAATGGTCGAACCTCTCGCTCCTCTGTTGAAGCCTCTCGACCCTTCATTGACTACGTTTGTTCACCCAACACTGCCTGAGCCCGAGGTCGTGCCGGAGGCTTCGGCCCTTAGTGATGTCATCACCGCTGCGAAGGAACAGGAAAACGACGTTTGGAACTTCTACGAGATGATGTCACGGGAAAGGTTTCCGCCGCAGGAAGGCTGGGATGAGGTTGCGTATCTGAAGAAGAAGGGCCTGCTGGAACAGGGTGATGCTCTCATTGGGACTTCATCTCAGGCGGAAATGAATTGGAAAATCGTCAAGGTCGCGAGGGAACAAAATAATAAACAAATACTCGCAGCCGCAGGATGGCCCGGTTTTGTCGCACAAGTAGGTATGGGCGCACTAAGTCCAACAATGGCTATTCCGTTTTTGCGGGCTTCGACCGGCGCAAGGTCGATTGCTCTTGGTGCTGCGTCTGTGCTCGGGGGAGCGGCAGTGCAAGAAGCGGTGTTGATGGCAAACCAAGAAACGAGGACTGGCGGAGAAGTAGCTTTCTCTCTCGCTGCATCGACTGTTCTCGGCGGTGTGCTTGGGGGTATTTTTCACACACTCTCGAAGGGGGTGGTCGATAAGATAGTTCGTGATATGGATGCGGGCACCATGCCCGAATACATATCAAAACCTGTCCCATTCACTAATGAGTCCGCAGTCGGCGCTGACGTAATCGACCAAGTTGAAGACGTTGGGAAGTTAAAAGAGGGTTGGGGGGCTGGGCAACTGTCCCGCGCGAAGATCACACAGAACCCGATCATCAGGGGATTGCAACAGTGGAACGCGCCAGCCATACTGAAAGAGGCCGGAGGATCAGCAGAACTTCGCCGCCTGACAGCGGGATTTTCGCAAGACAGTTTGACCCTGACCGGCAACACAGACTGGCGTGCTGCCTCGCCCGGCGGCAATGTTGAGGACCTGAAGCGGACCTATGCCGTGATCTCCTACGATGCGCACAAGGCGATCGAGGGTGCGTATATAGACTACATGAAAACTAACTCCGGCATCTTAAAACTCAGCCGGGCACAGGTCGCTGCTTTGGGTGACTCGACGAAAATGAACTATCCGGAGTTTAAGCGGCAGATTGCGCTTGACATCTGGACGAATTTCACGAGGGACAATGTGGCACCCGAGGTGCGGAAGGCCGCACAGACGCTCGACAAGGATGTCTATAAAAAGTTGTACGACGAAGGTATAAAGGCAGGCATCTTCACCGGAGAGGAGAAAGTCGTCGGTGATCAGAACTACGCCAACCGCATGTATAAGCACAAGACCATCATGGCTCGGCACGAAGAGTTTGTGAAAATCCTGGCTGACAACTATCGGGGGAACTTGGAAAAGGAGTTTACCGAGGCTTCGGCCAAAGTCCGGGAACGGATGATGAAGGACAGGCAACAACTCGCTGATATGCAACGATCGACTGGGGAAATTGAAAATCTTAAGCGGGACTTGGAAGAAGAGGCCGCCGCCATTGAAGAAACGACTCCGCTCGAAGTCACGGCTGGCGCTGCGACGATCAAGGACCTACGCCGGGAGATGGTGGAAATCAAGCGAGAACTGGAAACGCTGAACAAGTCCAGGTCCGCCGATCCCGCGGCCGCAGTCGCGAGGCAATCGCGTGTGGATGAACTCGAAGCGCAACTTCGCCAAAAGGCGCTCGAAGAGTCCATAATGAAGGAAGCACTCGGTGAGGACCTCGGCAAGTACACGAAGGCGGTGCAGGCAATTCGCCGCCGACTTTACAACCTCGCCCGCGCCAACGCCGTGGTCGATGCCAAGCGCCAAAAGGTGTTGTCAAAGATCGAGCAAAACGAAGACGCGCAAATCGGGACCATCTTGCGGGCGCGGCAGCAACTCGACAAGTTTGTAAAGTTTCTGGCAAAGGGATCGGATGCAGAGATCGAGCGAGAACTGTCGAAGCTGAAGAATTCGTTCGAGGGGTATGCGGAGAAGTTTGACAAGGTCGAGGAACAGATTGTCAAGCTGGAAGAGGGGGATGACGTACTGCGAGTCGCAGGTGCGACGGATGGTACTCCGCCCGAACAAGTCCTCGGTGTCAAACGAGACAACCTGTCGGCAAAACTTAATGAGTTTGCCGAGCGCATTGACGATCTCGACTCCTTCGATCGCGCGGGATGGCGGGCCGAGGTCGATCAGATGATGCGAGATCTCGCGGACACTGCGGCCAAGGTCAACGCCAGGCGCGTACTTCGCAATGAAAAATTGTGGAAGCGGGCTGAAAGGCTGTCGCCTGAAGCGCAGGCGAAGCGAGTGGCTAAGGTTGAGGAGAAAGCAAAGAGGCGCCTTCCAAAGTTCAACGAGTCGTGGCGGGCGCAAGGCGCAGTCGACGCTGACATCATGACCGGAAAGGCGGACTTCACTGATGCAGCAGATGAGATCGCGAGGGAAGTCACGAAGAAAATCCTCGGTGTCGACAGGCGATTGGCGTACTCAGACATCATCCGTGAGCTTCGTGGACCAGAACTCGCACGTGTCCTCAACATCCCCTCGGAGAAGATCATCGACTTTCTTGAGGACGATGTCGAGAAGATGATCGCAGTGTACACACGGACCTTGGGCGCGGACTTGTCGATCATGCAAGTGTTCAAATCACTTGACATGGCCGAACCCCTGTCGAAGCTCGACGATGAACGCCAGGCCGTGTTGAAGCGCCTCTCCTCCGCGACGAAGAAGGACGGAACGCCGAAGTACACGCAGGAACAACTGGAGAAAGAAAGCCTCAAGGTCAATCAGTTCTACGATCAAGGGCGGAAAGACGTGCTGGTCCTGTACGAACGCGCACGGGGTATGCGTGGTATTCCGCAGGATCCAGACTCGTGGTCCTACCGGGCGGCGAAGATGGCGATGGACTTGAATTACCTCCGGTTTATGGGTAGTGTGGTTATCTCGTCCATTCCTGACATCTCAAGAATCGTAATGCGTCATGGTCTTGTACGGACGATGCGGTCAGCAGTCATTCCGATGATCACCAACTTCAAGACCATCCGCATATCGCAGCGCGAGGCAATGAGGGCGGGCACGGCACTTGATCAAGTACTGCACACTCGTATGTACTCGATTTCTGACGTGTTTGATGATGCGAACAGGGGAACCGCGATCGAGCGTGGCATTCATCTGATGGCTACGCGACTCGGTACTTTCGGTCTATTTGACCAATGGAACGCTGCGATCAAGCAAATTACCGCCGGAGTGGTCAACACGCGATTGCTCGATAGCATCGCAATGGTCATGGGAGATGTTAAGGCATCGGCAGAAGAGATAAAGAAGGCGACGGAGTTCCTCGCCCGTAACAACATCACCGAGGACATTGCACAGACAATCTGGAAAGAAGTCACGAACGGTAAGGGTGGGGGAAAGGTCAATGGAATTTGGCTACCGAACACAGAGGATTGGAATGTAGCCGATCCGGCGGTAGCCTTTGCCCGTCGAGCCTATCGCGCGGCACTCGGGGGAGAGGTCGATGCAACG